GTGGCGGCCTGGGTGGAGGCGGCAGTCGCGCTGGCGGCTGCGGCAGTAGCGGCGCTCGAGGCTGTTGTTGCGCTCGATGCGGCGCCGGTTGCGCTCGATGCCGCGGCGGTGGCAGAGGCCAGGGCGTTGCCAGCCTGAGTCGCCGCAGAAGTGGCGCTGGCGGCAGCGTTGGTGGCCTGGGTCGTGGCAATCGATGCCTGAGCCGTTACCGGTGCCAGTGCGCCCTGCGCGGCCAGCAGTGCCTGTTGTGCCGCGTCGACGGTCGGATACGGTTCCTGCACCAGGATTTGGTGAAGGTTGCAGGCGCTATTTGGAACTGAGGCCGAGACCGACAGAAACTTCTTCCCGGTGTCTGGATTGGTCGCCGTGATCTGATAGAGCGAGCCAGCCACACCCAGCGCGTTGGGCCAGAGCTGCAGCACGCAGACGCCATTGGCATCGGCCACGCCATTGAATTCTTCCGGGACCACAAAGCCCAAGTAGATTTCGGTCCGATCGAGCTTCGCACGGAAGCGCGCGCCGGATACAGGGCGACCGCCTTGATCCGATGCCGTGCAGGTGACATTGACTGTTGGTGCTGGCATGTGGAACCCTGGTCGTCTCTAGTGGCCGAACGCGCGCGGCGCAACGGTCATGTGGTTGCTGGCGCCCTCGCGCATGCGGGTGATCGTGGCGTCACCAATCTGGCTGGTGAACGCGGCGCGGTTGATGTCCGCCTGCTGCAGGTTGAACCAGGCTTTGCCGAATTGCGTCTGCAGTAGCGCCAGTGCGCCGGCCGTCAACGCGGTTCGCCAGCGCTCCCACAAAAAGTCCGGCAGCATGTCGGCCTCCTCGCTGGGCTGGAACGATCCCTTGATCTGGAGCTGTGCGGCGCCCGCATCGGCTGGCATTGGGTACACCCGAAAGGTGCTCCAGTCGAAGGCGGAGTTGTAGTAGAGAGGCTCGCTGCCGACGGCGGTCTGCCAGTCCGGCAGCAGTGTCTGCAGCTGGGCCATGGTCACTCCATGCAGCTTGCGCTGGTTGCACCACACGACCTCAATGGACAGCGGCTTGGCCTTGATCGGCAGATCGACCTCATAGTCGTTGACGCCATTGATCAAAAACTGCGCGTCCTGTATCTCGTTCCAGATGCGCGACTTCTCGCAGAACTCGGAGGCTGCATCGATCAGCGCCTGTCGGATCGTCTCGCTCGGGGCGCCCTGCACGCGGCCTGCTATGCGGGTGATGAATTTGTCGACTGAGGTGGGCATGGCTTACCTCGCTGTGGCCGGTGCCTGCGGGCTGAATGGCAGCGTCTGCAGGTTGGGGTTGATGCCGGTCAGGATCGTGATCTGGGCGTTGATGCTTTCCAGAAAAAGACGGCTGTACAGCGAGGCCTGTTGCACGCTCGCCTGCGATTCGATGCTCTTCATGTTGGCCCGGGCCAGCGTGTAGTGCATCAGGTCGGGCTTGTTGACATCGGCGACGGACAGCTTGGTCGGATCGGTCGACAGTCGGGCGTAGTTCTCGGTGCCGAGGTTGGGCACAGCGATTGGGTCTGCCAGCATGGAGGCCTCAACCCAGACAATCTCACCGACCGGGACGCCCGGGTTCACGTAAAAGACCCGCGGCGTGCGTGGGTCGTAGCAGTACTCGATCGGCTTCTTGCCAGCTCGTGCCGGCAGGTGCCAGTCCGGGTTGCTGATGTCAAGCTGGTCGCGATCCACGATGGCGAGCGGCCTGCCAGGCGTCAGCCCATTGGCACCCATCTGGCGCGTGAGGCTGAGCAAGACATTGCCGCGCACAGCGACAGCTACCGAGCCGTCACCCGGCACGACCGACCCGGCTGCAATCAGCTCGATGCTTTGCTTGGTCCCGGTGACGAGCTTGATGGCGTCGACCCGGGAGCAGGAATGGGGGAGCAGCATGGCGATGGCCCGCTGCCCGTCGTTCAGTGCCGAGACGAGCTCGACCTGAGTCCACCGGGTGAACTGAGGATTGATGTCACCCAGGTCCCGGGAGACTTGGGACAAGAACTCAGTGACCAGGACGGACCCGGCCATGGATTAACCGACGACGCGGAAGTTGTACCGTGGGACCTTGCGCGACACAGTGCCGCCCGCCTCGAGCGGAATAGTGACATCGGTCACGGCGTCATTGAGCACGCTGACCACGGCATCCGGCACCTCGACGTTGATGCCGCGCGGGATCTGGTACACCACGCCATTGACGCCCACCAGGACGGCGAAGTTGCCGCCCTCTGCCTCAGAGGCGAAGATGTTGATGATCTGCTTGCCGGCCTTGGGATCGACATCGCCAGAGGCTGAGCCGCTGGTCTTGGCGCGCACTGCCGGAGCCTCGGCCGCGGCAGCTGCAGCCGCTTTGTCGATGGCAGGGGTGTCGAGATTGGTTACTTTGGAAGCGTTTGCGGACATGTTGTGTTCCTCACAGAATGTTGGTTACGGAGACGAAGGCAACCCCGGCGCTGGTAAGGCGCCGAGGCTTTCTTTGGGTTAAGCCCGGCTGGCTAAGACGACGGCCGTGGACGTGGTGGCAGCTGCTGCCGTGTTGGCGGCGCCAGCGGTAACGCCACCATGGACGTGACCCGCAAAGTCGGTGCGCAACTGGTTCAGCTGAGCAGTCAGGGCGGCCATGTCCGTCAGAATGGTGGCCAGGACCTTGCGCAGCTCGGCGCCAGACTGGCTGGGCACCATGCTGTTGCAGGCAGAATTGATTGACATAGGAATTTCCTTTTGTGTGAGAGCCAAACCCGGGTCAACCGAAGTCAACCCGGGTCATTCAGCTTTAGGCTGTGGCGGCGACTTCTACGCGCAGCAGCCAGGCATCGTTCAGGATGACGGCGGTCTGCATGGACTTCCAGCCCACCGAGCCGCGCTGTGCCAATGGATCAGAGTCCGAAGGCTTGGCGTTCACGACCATCGGGGTGATGGCGTACATGCCCTTCAGAGCCACAATGCCGTAGGCGTCGGCGCCCAGATACAGGATCGGGTACACGTCAGCATTGACGTTGGACGTCGACAACATCGCGCCACGGGCGCCACCGGCATCAGGGAAGGACTCGAAGATGGTGGAGGTCACGTAGCGAACGTCGTCAACCTTGCCCAGCTCGTTCTCCCATGGGGTGATCGAGCCGTACTTCTCCGCTGGCGTGAAGCCGGCCATCTGGCGGACGTCGTTCTCGCAATCAGGGTGGATCAGCGCGACGTAGCCTGGAGCGACGTTCTCAGTCGCAAAGGCTGGCGTGGAGCGGATGATCTTCGTGATGAAGCGAGCGTTCTGGCGCTTGAGAGTCCGGACGGCACGGCGCTGGATCGGGGTCGTGATCGCCGTGTTGACTGCGTTACGAGCCGCGCCGTTGGCAAACAGCACGTTGGTGCCGGCCCGGAGCACGCCGAAACGCATTCTCTCGATCAGCTGGGCGGCTTGCTCGCCGAGCAGGTCGGTGGCCTCCTTCAGGATCGGATCTTCATGGGTGTCCATGATGACGTCGGTGATCTTGACCATGTCGCCGTACTGCACCAGGTTGGCAGTCACGTTGGTGAAGGTCAAGGTCTGGCCACCAGGGCTTACACCCTCGACCAAGGCGGTCGGCGTGTTGTTCAGCGCGGTGTAGCGCCGAAAGATAATCGTGCGGCTGTTGTTGGCCGGCAGTTGCTTGGCTTGGCCAAACTTCTCGATCACCAGGTAAGGCAGGCCGCGGGTGAGCAGGTCCTTGCTGGCATAGGCGGCGGTACGGGGCGAGATGTCGCCAAAGACGGTAGTAGGCATTTGAATGTTTCCTTCTAAAAAACGCAAAATTGCGTCGGTCAAAAGGAGCGGACTTGGCCGATGGCTGACTACCGAATCTGTCTAGCGGGGGCGCCTTGGCGAAACCCGATTGGTGTCGGCGCGACTGTGAGGTCGTGCTCCGAAAAGTCGCTGGTTGATGTCGTTCAGCCAGCAAGACGCTGTGAGGCAGGATTGAGTTGCGTCAGCAACAATCTGTTTGCCCTCAGGGCAGCTCTCAGGACCTGGACGCTTCCGACCAGGCCCCTTCAAAATCATCTTTGCCGGCGGCTGCCGGCTTGTCCGGGAGTCGCGAGCCAGACCTGACACCTTCGGCGGCCGCCAGCGCCGGGTCTTCGACCTGGATGGCTGGCGCCTCACGCGTCTGCGAGGCCTTGAACTTCTTCATCATCGCGATCACCCCCTTGGCGTTGCCGCCGGAGATGACCTTCTTGGTCTCCTCGTCTGCAGCTTCGGCGAACTTGGCGAACTCAGGGGTCTTCGTCTGCTCAAAAAAGTCCGGCACCGCGTTGCAGATGGCCTCAAAGTGCAGCCGCTCATTCACGTCTGCAATCTGCGAGGTGATCTCTTTAACCTCCGCACCGACCTTGCTCATGCCGTCAGCTGTAGCCTTGTTGGCTATCTCTGCGGCCTTGCTGGATAC